CTGCAGCTACGGGCGGCGGGGCAGCGGGAGCTACTGCGTGCACGGGCTTCGGAGCGCGCTTCGGGACCGTGGCCGCAGACTGCGGCTTAGGCTTCGGGCGCTTGCGTTTTGGGGCGGTAGTCATGCCGTTCCTTCGTAACGAGAAATAATCAACGCTAGAACCAAACGATCGCGTGCATCCCGGACTTCGTGTTTGTCTGCAGGCCAAAGAACGTCACGCCGGTTCCGCCGTACTCCAACCAGTTGTAGGCGGTCACGCCTAGCGTACTGTTCACGACGAGCGAAGCGGCCATGTTTGTCAGGTCAAACGGGGCCGTAGCGATGCGCGAGATACCTTCGTACCCCGAGAAAGCCGAGCTTACCGACGTGCTATTCACGCCGATCCCGACACCGGGAACGACGAGAGTCGTCGTCGTGTTCGACGTGTTCGCTGTTGAGTACACTTGCGCGCTCACTGGATCGCCAGCCATGCCAGCGATAACGTCAATCCGAGAGCGCGTGTCAGTGCGGCATTGTTGCCACGCCGCGGTGGTGTAACCGTGGTTAGCGACCTCATCGGTAAGTGAGACGCCAACCTGTCGACGGTTGTCCTGATTCCAGTAATCAACGCCAGCCGGACCGCCTGCAATAGAAGGAGCTTTCAGCACCTGATACGTCGTCGCGCTCCGCGGTCGGACGGTGCCAAGATAGCGGCGTGACAGGTCGCCGTTCTTGCAGATAACACCGGCCAACTTAGGCAGCAGAGCTGCGCGCGCAGTACCGCTAGCCCAGTTTTGAACCTCGAGCGCAAGTGCTGAGCCGGTCCAGTAAATGAACATGTCGAACGGCAGGTCCGGGGTCCGCCCGGATAGCGGATACGTGATGCCGCCTGTCGCACCTGAGTCGTAACGCATGAGCCAGCGAGCGGCCGTAGTATCGAACAGGGCGACTGCGTTGCTCGCAGCATGCGCCAGGTAAATCTGGTTGAACGTTCCGTCACCCGACGCCGAGTCATCGGCGTTGTGCGAGATACGGAACCCGTTCGCAGCAGGGTCAAAAGCAGGTATTACCCACGAAGCGGACGACCCGTTGAGCGCACACAACACAGCATTCGCAACGGGCGCAGCAGCAGCCGATACAGACACCACTGTGGATGCCGTGCGAAGTCCGCTCGCCGTGCGGTCGTCCGACAAGCGCGAGTCGTTCCCTTGGCAGAACTGGCCCGAGCCAGTTCCAAACGCCGGCAACGCGTGCACGTGGTCGCCGCGCGACAGTTGGCTCGAGCTTCCGCCTGAGTTGCTTCCGCCGACTGTCAAACTGCTTGGCGTGCCGACGGACACGCTGTGTACGTGGTCGCGTCGAGCTGCATCCGTTGCGGCGCCCGCCGCGGCAGTAGTGACAGTGATCTGCGTCGGCGCTGTGCTCGACACTGCAGCTGCGCTCGCCTGGATGCCCGCGAGCTTTACCTTCTCGGCCCCAGAAAAGAACCCGCTCACAGTCGTTGTTGCATCGGCGTGCAGCGCGCCTCCTGCACGGTTGCCGTGCACGCCATCCGTGATCGGCCCCACCAGATGGATTGCGTTGCCGACGCGCGTCATGAAGTCGCCGCCAGTGATCGGCGAGGCCGGCGAGATTTGGTCCCACCGGCCGTCGCCGCGATACGTCCACATCGAGCCTGCGTATCCGGTGCCGTCTCGCACCACGACGAGCTGCCCAACAGTTGTGTCCGCCTGCAGCGGATACCCAGAAGGATGCACCCAATATCCGTCGTACGTTCGCCAGAAACCATTCTCGCTCGGGTCGATCTGACCAACTGTCAGCACGACAATATCGCCAGAATCCACGCCGTCGATCGGCCCGCTGTTCCCGTACAGGTCATCGTCCGCAGGTACAATCGCGTCGACGTAAAGCGCAACCTCAAAAGCATCAGCGAGCGTAGGCCACATCGCTGATCCCAAGTCCGACCACGCGGCGTGCTCTGCATCGAGCGCAACCAGCGCTTGACCTGCGACCGGTGCTCCAGAGCTTGCGACCTCGACATACCCACCGTCGACCGCAATGCGCTTCGCAATGCCTGCCGTGTCGCTCACGAGCCCCCAGAGCGCAGCAGTATCCTCGTGATAGAACACCCACTCATAGTCGGAGCCGGGCAGGAGCGCCGTGCTCGAACCGAGCACCCCATCAGTCCCTTGAATCTGCGACGCGCCGAGCACACTAACAGTTACAGGCACTGTGACATCGCGCCCGACATACAGACCGAACCTAGAGTCTACCGGCGGCGCTTCGAGCGACGACACTATGTAGACAACGACCGGTGTCACCCCGTCTGCAGGCTGCGATATGAAGCCCCACGTGCCGGGTCCGATAGTCGCCGAGCCGACACTGTTAGTCCAAAACTTGATGCCTGGATCGTAGTGCAGCCCAGGCACACGCCACTCCGCATGCGTCGCGTCGATCGCAGTCAGCACCTGACCCGCAACGGGAGGCGCAGCGTTCGAGACGTCGACAGGATCGCCGGTAGTCTCGAGCCCGCCAGCATCACTGCCAGCGCCTCCGCCAGGCTGCCAAGTTGCGTGCGTAGCGTCGACGGCTTTCAGCACGTCGCCGGGATTCGGCGGCGTCGAGTTGGATACGTTGACGGGCACGTCCGTCGTCGCGAGGTCAGCCGCGGTCGCACCGCCCTGCAGGATGTTGTCGAGAAAGCTCACAGTGTCACCTCAGCGCTTTAGCGGTTGTTGAGACCGTAGTTCGTGAACCCGATCCGAAAGCCCCAGACGAACCCGTCGTCGTACAGCGCGTTGCTGATGATGCGGAGGTAGTACGACTCGTTGGCGTTGTTGATCGTGTAGTTCCCGAGCGTCCAACTCGCGGTATGCATGCCCGCGAGCGTGCTGGCGCCCGCGCCTATGCCTGTGTGAACGGGGCCCACTCCTGGGTCTGCAGCCCAGTCGGTGATTGTCATCCGCAGGATGTTGAAGTCGAACGCGTCGTCAGTTGGCCCGCCGTTGTACTGCACCTGAGCGTCGACAAGCTTGCACCCTGACGGCAGCTCGATCGGGACATCCCAGACGCCGTCGTTCGCGAGCGCGAAGTTTTCGAGGATCGGGTTCGCAATCCCCAGCCGTATGTTGCCTGCGTTGCCCGCTCCTCGCGCGAGCGACAGCTGCTTATGCACCGTGACGACGCTGCCCATGTAGAGCACGTCCTTGGACGACTCAACCCACAGGTTGCCTGCGACCTCGGTCGTGCTGTTCACGTGCAAGGTCTGCATCGTCGTCAGCTGCGTGAATGTGTTAGGCGCCGTGAACGTGTTGGTGACGTTCTTCTTCGCCGCGACATCAGTCACGAGCTTCATGGACTGCGTTCGGTTCGCCAGCTTCTGCGCGATAGCTGCAACCTTCTCAGCTGCATCGGCGCGCGAGTCAGTGCCGTCAGGCACAACGATGTCGAGGTCGAACGATGGGGTCTCGGCTATGGTATGCGCCATCTGACTATCTCACTGGGACTCGAAAGCCTGTGTCGACACTGTTCCAAACGCCTGGGCCGTTCCACGTCTCGCTTGCTGGGTAGTCCCAGAGCTCTGCGCCTGCAGGCATCACGATGATCTCTCCGAAGCAGTGCGCGGCGATCCAGTCGCGCGGGATGAGCACGAGGTCATCCTCGTCTGCTGCTGTGAAGTCTTCGCTGAAGTAGAGCAGCGTCCACTGCGCCCAGTCGGGGTGCAGAGGCAGCGTCGGCGGCAGGTTGCGCGTAATCGTGCCGTCGACCGCCATCTCGTAGCGTGTGCCCGAGCGGTACCACAGCGCGATCGGGAAGTTATTCGGGGCGTAGTGGTACCAGAGCTGCTGCAGCAGCGCATACGCTCCGCCGCGCCGCCGGTGGTCCTCGAACCAGCGTACGAGGCGCGCGGTGTAGTTCTCGGCAGTCTCCTCGAGCCCGCGACGTATCCTGCGCTCGGCGCCGATCTCGGGCAGAGAGTCGCTCGAGTACAGGTTCGGGAAGCGCATCTTGACGCCGGCAATGATGGCGTCGCCTGCAGCGTCGAGCTGCACAGCGATCGAGTACATGAGCCGCTGTGCCGTGCCGGTCTTGAGCCAGGGCGGCACGCTGCGCCAGATCGTGTCGCGGAACGTAATCAGAGGCGCGTCAGGGTTCGGAGTTAGCTCGCTCATGGGTGGTATGCCTCCGGGGGCGGGACCAGCGTGAGCGCGACGTTGATTGCGCCAGGCGTTGCAACCTGCGCGGGCGTGAGCGCCGTGTCGCTGCCCGCAAGCACTACGTGGAAAACCTCGGGCGCAACGCTCGCGATCGCAGAGCGTATGCCGTCCTGGTAGACGTAACCTGTAGGCGGCGTGATGACGTTTCCGCCCACAGGCTGCGCGATGATGAACGCAGTCACTGCAGCCTGGATCGCAGCAATGAACTGCGCCGAGGTCATGCCGCTGGTGTTGTACGCGTAGACAGTCGCGTTCACGGAAACGATGAGCTGGACTGCAGGATGCACCACGGCTGTGATCGCCTGCGGCACTGCGTTCAGTTCGATGGCTGTAGTGGCGTACGGGACGTCAGTTGTCGGCAACGTGCCCGTGCTGGTCGCACAGTACACGTCGATGAGGCCGTATCCGTTAGGCACCAGCGACACGCGTGTGATGTCGAGATTCCGCCCTGTCGGGTCGGTCGCGTTGCGCAGCGCGCTCGAGTAGGCATCCCAGGGCCCCATCGGTGAGAGCGCCCCAAGCATCTCGCTGCAGCGCTGACGCAGCGCAACGTCAGGCTCGGCATCCACGCCTGTGATTGCTGCCTCGTTGTCGCAGCTCACGCCGAGCAGCGTGGTCACAAGCGCGTTGATCGCATGCGCTGCAGCGCTGCCGTCTGCGCCTGCTTCGATTGCAGCGATGCCGACCGTGGCGCTCGAGCTCGGGTTGATCGTGACCGGCCCGGTGTTCCGGTACGTTGCGCCCGTCGTGCCGTTGCGCGCGATGAGGTCTCCTGCCTCCAGGATGTAGAGCCCGCCCCCCGTGTTCGTGAGCGTGAGCGTGCCGCTGGCGAACGTCGCGGGGTGCCGCTCGATCCCGTACACGTACCAGGCTACGAGCGTCAGCCAGTCGCCGGACGACAGCGCTAGGAAGCCCGAGCGCGCAATGAGCGACATCAGTTCCGTGTACGCAGCGAACACGCTCGAGGCGCCCACGATAATCGTGCGCACGACCGACCCCGACTTCCACGAAGTAGTGTTCACGCCGAGCTGCGCCAGCACTGCGTATATCGAGGCCTGGACCTCCTCGCGGCTCAGCGGTTGCGTCAGCTCATCCAGCGTCAGTCTAGCCATGTTGGTTGATGCTCCCGACGAGCTGCACACCGTCAGCCGTGACAAAGAACGTCAGCGAGAACTCGTCGTCAGTTGCGTGCGGTGTAACTGCGATCGCCACGGACATCGCCGAGCGCGTTGGAAACGTCAGCGTGACGTCCGCGTCCGACACGCGGTCATCCTTCAGCGCCTCGACACGTATCTGCGAACGCAGCGCAGTGAGCGCGGCTCGGGTCTGCCCAGTGTTCAAGCGCGCGCGCAGGTCGAGCCCATACGCGTTGTCGTCCAGCACGCTCGTTCGAGGCGAGATGTATCTGCGCGCAAGCGACTCGCCGATCGCGAGCGGCGTCGTCGGGTCGACCTCTGCAGCATCCGGCGTGATGTCGGTCACGCACGACAGGTCTGTGCCGTACCCGAGCGCCTGGGGCGCAACGCGATCGACGACAGGCAGTAGCGCGAGCTGCGCCGCGATGAAGTCATGCAGCAGCGTCATGGTGGGAACTCCGTTGGGTCGGGCTTCGCTGCGCCGGCAATCGACAGGCTGTCGCTGCCTTGCATGACGAAGCCCGACGCGTAGACGCCGGGCCACGTGATCGTTCCCGTGAACGGCGTGCTGGCCCCGATAGTCCCGCTGATGGCGCCCGTAGGCAGCGTTACGCGCACGATGTCCCCCTCACGGGCTGCGCGCTTCGCGGTAGCGCCTGCAGGAGGCGCGAAGCCTTCCGCCCCGTAGGCTGCGTAGGACACAACGAATGGACGGCTGCGCGCGCCTTCCGCGAAGGCTACGAGGACAATCCCGCCCGTGGTGACCTGGGACCGGACAGCCGTGGCCCCAGGGAGCACCGTGATAGCGCGCAGGTCCGGCAGCCCGAGCGTTGTGTCTACGGCCTGCAGATCGAGCCTATCGTCACCCCCGCGCTGAACAACGCGGTACCGGTACACGCCGAACAGCTGCCCGTCCATCGCACGCTGCACGATGCCTTCGAGCAGCGTTGCAAGGCGGCCGGGCTGCTGCTCCGTGCCTCCCAGCCAAACATGGAAACTCAGCGGCTCATCCCCGCTTGCTGTGATCTCCATCTCGCGGATCGTGCTCGTCCGGTCGATCCCGTCCGTGAGCGTTGCGCCGACCTGGATAGTGGTCGGGTCGTCGGCGATGAGCTTCGCGGTGCGCTCTGCAGGGTCGAACGAAATGACGGTGTAGCTCGCAGCCTGCAGCGCTCGCTCTGGACGAGGCCCGACCTGCGTAACGCCCGCATAGTCCACCCACCACGCAGCGCTCCCGATCGCGCGTGACAGCGCGCGGGAGGCTGGGCCCGCCTCGCGTGCAAAGTCGCTGCCGATGCGCTCTCGCGCTGGCACGAACGCGCCCAGCGTCTCACCCACTTCGCGCGCGGCATCCTGCGCTACGAGCAGCGCCTTGACGCCCGCGTCGTTGTGGTATCCGAGCCGCCCGATCGGTCGTGACCACCCTGCAGCGCCGCCGGCGATCCGTATCCAACGCTGGTCCCCGTAGACGCCTTGCATGTCGGGTATCGGAGCGCCCACGAGCGTCAGCGGTCCGATGCGCAGCGTCACGCGCTCGCCGAGCTCGGCCGCGTCGGGCAAGTGCAGCTCTGCAGTCCATGGGCCGACGTAGCCGACCGTGACCTTGGCGCGAACACAAGTGTGACCGTTGGCGGTTACGTACGCGGTCATGGATTCCCCGCGTCACGTGCAGCCTTCAGCAGCTGCACTTCGTCCGACAGTTCGCCGATGCGTTGCTCGCGCGGGTCTGCAGGCGTCGCGTCAGCGCCGTCGGGCTTGCCGAGCGCCATGCCGTAACGCCGCCACTCGATGCACTTGCATTCGATGGTCCACACGCCGTCCTCGGTCTGCTCCGGTGCAGTCACGTCCTCGATGACCAGGTGCGTGATGCCAACCTCGTTCAACTGCGGGTGGTCCACGTCGAGCGCCTTCGCGCGCTGCCCGATAGGCGGGCGCAGTAGGATC